GAGATAACTAGAGCAGAAATTGATGTAACAAGTATTGGTCAAACTGTTACTCAAACTGCACCATTTAGAACATTCATCTCAGGTTTCGCTGATGGTAGTGGTTCTGCTAGTGTTTACTCAACAGATGATGACACACTTTTATCCAGTAGAATGGTTGAAGATGTTATCCAACGTCAACAAACTGGTGCAAAGGTAAGATTGTATATTGATCGTCAGATGAGTGGTGCAAACGTAGATCAAACCGCAAGTAGATCAATTTTGGCAGATATTATTCTTACTTCTGCGAGTTTCAACGTAAACCCAGATGACGGACAGGTTGTAGAGATAGCCTTCAGACCTAGTGCTGCTCCAACATTCGACTTATCTAAGTCTGCATAATACTATATTAGTATTTATCAATTATTATGAACCTCGGTCAATCCGAGGTTTTTTATTGCATAATGAAGTACACTAATAGAAGATAAAATTAATTTATGGCAACCCAATCAGCACTAGACAGACTAAGAAAAGCTGCAAACCTTGAACCTGTTAAAAAAGAAGTTAAATTATCCGATGGTTCGATTTTTGAGATGTATGTAACACCATTAACAATGGCAGAAAGAGAAAGAGCACAAAAACAGGCTAGAAGTGACGATGCAAATGCTTTTGCCCTTCAACTACTTATGAATAAAGCGTTAGATGTAAATGGTACAAAACTATTTAACGTAGGAGAGATAGACGTATTAAAAAATGAAGTAAAAGATAGTGATTTACAAAGTCTAATGCTTGCTGTAATAAATTCAGATCAGGAGGAAATAATCGACCCAAAAGATTAGCTGCTGAGTTAAAAAAAGATAATTTAATGATGCTGCAATTTGGTGTAGCTAAAGAACTAGGAAAAACTTTAACAGAAGTAAGAAATATGACTTTAGATGAGTTACTTGGCTGGAGTGCATATTTTCAAGTAATTAATGAAGAACAAGAAAAAGAATTTGAAAAAGCAAAAAGGAGGAGATAAGCTAGAATAAAGTAATATTGACGTTGTAATCCGTGGCATACCAGGCACAGATAAATATAAAAACTACTGGATTATCAGGATTAAATAAAATAAATGCCTCTGTAGATAGAATTAATAAAGCTATTATTCAGATAAATAAGGGTGGCAGTAAGATAAAAGCTGGAAAAGATGTAGTAAAAGTAAGTCAACAGGATTTAGCAGTTAAAAAAGATATTTTAAAAATAGAAACTCAAATAGCTAATCAATTACAAAGACAAAAAAGTTTACGAGGTAGAGGAGGTGCTGGAGGAGGAGGAAGATCAACAGGCACGGGAGGCACAACAACTGGTGGTGGTGGAGGAAGCGGAATTTTATCTGGAGCATTAATTAGTGGTGCTTTTCCCGTTTTGTTTGGAGGCGGTATTGCAGGAGGAGCAGCAGGATTTGGTGGAGGATTAATCGGTGGAGCGTTAGGTGGTCAGACAGGTGGATTTGCAGGAGGTCTTGTTGCTACTGCTGCACTCCAGGCGACTACAGCATTAGGTGAATTAGGTCAGGCATTAAATCCCTTAACGGCTGACATAACTAAACTTACAAGTGCTGTTGGTTTAATAGGAACACAAGAACAATTAAGACTTCAGATTATAGAGAGGCTAGAGGGTAAACAAGCTGCTTTAGCAGCAGCAACACAAAACATGGCTGCTGTTATAGGAGATTCGGGAGTTGAATCTTTAAAAACTTTTGGCAAAAACTTTACTGCTGTTTCAAATAATTTTGCTCGATTTAGTTTGAAATTGCAAAGTAATTTTGCTGCATTATTCAATAGAATAATTGAATTATTTCCTGCTTTAAAAGGAGATGGAGGTTCATCTCCTGTTGTTAATGAAAAAGTTCAAGAAAGATTAGAAACTGAACCAGAAGGAAAGGAAATTAATGCAGAAATTGATAGATTAACCGCAGAACTAACACGTTTAGAAACAGCATTTACTAAGCAGCAAAATGCCTTCATACCTAAAGAATTAACTGACTTCTTTAAAGGTGGAAGTGTATTGTTTCCTTCTCAAATAGATAACAAGGCTATTGAAGATTCAGTAATTGACCAACAGAAAATTACGGACAAAAAGAAAGAGTTAGAAGATGCAATAAAGGAAAAAAACGCACTAAAAGACAAACTCACCATTGAAGAGCAAATAAACGAAGCAAAGAGAACTGCTGCATTAGCTACAAAAGATGCCCTAAATGATTCTTCAAAAGAAATAACGTTATTACAAGCTAAATTAGATGGAAATTATCAAGAAACATTAATAAAACAAAGAGTTGCTGAAATAATGGACGCTATGGAAGCATCGGGAGTTAATATGGAGCACGTTAATGCGAAAGATATAGAAAATCAATTAAACAGAGAAGAAAGCCTAAAAAGACAAGTAGATGAAGCAGAAAGATTAAAAGATGCCTTTAATAAAATATCTACAAGTATTAAAAATGATATTAAAAATGGAATAGCAGGACTAATAAAAGGAACTTCTACTTTAGGAGATATGTTAAACAATATTGCAGACAAATTATTAAATATAGGTCTAGACTACATTTTATTTGGAAGTGCCCTTGGTGCGGGCGGGCCAAAAGGAGGAGGTTTATTTGGGCTGTTGGGATTTGCGAATGGAGGTATGCCTCCTGTTGGTAAACCTTCAATAGTAGGAGAAAAAGGCCCAGAATTATTCGTGCCAAAAACTTCGGGAACTGTTATTCCTAATGACAAGCTAGGTGGAGGAGGTAGCACAAACATTAGTGTAAATGTAGATGCTTCTGGATCGTCTGTTCAAGGAGACAATGAAAGTGGGAAAGAACTTGGCAGACTTATTTCAGTAGCTATACAATCAGAATTATTAAAACAAAGAAGGCCAGGAGGTTTATTAAGATAATGGCTACTTTTCCTGATTACAACCCTGTTTTTTCTGCAAATAAAGCTGATATTACTAATACCAGAACAGTCCAATTTGGTGACGGCTATCAGCAACGATTTACTTTTGGTATAAATCAAAAGGCAAAACAATGGAGTCTTACATTTAATGTAGACAATGAAGATGCAACTGAAATAGAAACATTTTTAGAAGCAAGAAAAGTTGATGGTGCTTCTTTTGATTGGTCGCCCCCAGATTCATCTACAACTTTTAAATGGGTATGTCCTTCTTTTACTAAAGAAGTATTTAGTTTTGATAGAAACAGAATAAACGCAACATTTACACAAGTATTTGAACCCTAATGGCAAATCCTATATCTGAAACCCAATCAATAAATCCTGGATCATTGATTGAATTATTTGAACTTACAACAGATGCAGCTTTACATGGATCTGCTACTACATATAGATTTCATGCTGGCACAAATGAAATTAATAATGGAAATATTATTTGGGATGGAAATACTTATATTGCAATACCTCTGGAGGCTGATGGTTTTAAATATGCAAATGGTCAATTACCTAGACCTACATTGACAATTAGTAATGTTACTAATGTGATTACTGCAATTCTGCTAAACGTAAATCAAGTAACTCCTGGAAATGATCTTACTGGTGCGGTAGTAAAAAGAAGAACAACTTTAGCTAGATTTTTAGACGCTGCAAATTTCGATCCTGTAGCGACAACAACTACTTCAAGTCAAACTGTAGCTGATCCTTCTGACGCTGAAACTGTCACATATACAGTAACAGTAGCGAATGTTGGTGGATACAACATCTTTGTAATTAATGGTGTAAATAATCCCGTAATTACAATGAAAAGAGGTTCTACTTATATTTTTGACCAATCAGATGCTACAAATAGCGGACACCCTTTAGCAATAAAATCTGACGCTGGAGGAGCACAGACAACAACTGTATCTGGAACTGCTGGAAATGCAGGAGCTACAGTAACCTATCAGCCAGCTTATCCCTCTGCTCCAAATGATCTTAGATATTATTGCACAGTTCATGGCAATGGCATGGGAAATACAATTACAATGAATAACCCAAATACGATCCAGCAAACAACATCTTCAACTACCACAAGCCAATCAAATCCTTATGGAACACCAGATCCTACAGCAGAATATCCTCAAGAAATTTATAAAATAGATAGAAAATCAGCAGAAAACAGGGCAGTTGTACAATTTGAATTAGCTGCTGCTTTTGACCTTGCAAATATTCGTATTCCTTTAAGAGTATGTACTAAAGAATTATTTCCTTCCATTGGTACGTTTATGCCATGAATGAGTGGAAAGAAGCTGCTCTTAGCCATGCAAAGGTTGAAGATCCTAAAGAATCTTGTGGCTTATTGTTAAATATAAAAGGCAAAGAGAGATACCATCCTTGTCGTAATTTATCTATGACAAATCATCAATGTTTTATTCTCGATCCAGAAGATTATGTAAGAGCAGATAATATAGGAGAAATAACAGCTATTATTCATAGTCATCCAATTACACCTCCAACTCCTAGTCAGGCAGATTTAGTTAGTTGTGAAAGATCAAATTTACCTTGGTATATTGTTAATCCAAAAACAGAACAATGGGGATATTGCGAACCAAAAGGATATAAAGTTCCGATTATTGGAAGAGAATGGGTTTGGGGTGTAACTGATTGTTGGTCATTAGTAAGAGATTGGTATAAAGAGGAGAAGAATATTGAACTTAGAGATTGGCAAAGACCTACAACACCCGAAGAATTTATTAAAAATCCTATGTTTGAAAGATGTGCTGAAGCCACTGGATTTAGAGAGTTAGAACCAAATGAGAAACTTAAGAATGGTGATTTATTATTTATGTCAATAATGGATGCTGGTTTAAATCATGTAGCTATTTTCATAGATGGAGATGTCTTACATCATTTATCTAGTAGACTTAGTTGTAAAGAACCATACTCACCTTGGTTACTAAAATGCACAGGCAAGAGGTTGCGTTATGTTGCGTAAATTAAAACTATATGGAGAGTTGGCTACATTTGTAGGCCATAAAGAATTTGAAATACAAGTGCATAATTTACCTCAAGCTATTAGTTTTTTAGTAAATAATTTTCCAGAAGTAGAAAAATATATGAATCCAAAACATTATTTAGTGAAAGTAGGTAATTATGAAATAACTGAAAATGAAATACACGATCCAATAGGTCAACAGGATATTCATATAATTCCTGTAATTAGTGGTGCTGGTGGAGATACTTTTAATACTATTTTGTTAGGAGCAGCATTAATCGGTGCATCATTCTTTTTCCCAGGTGCAGGATTATTTGGTACAACAAGTTTTCTAGGTGCAGCAGCAGGAACGGGTACTGGTACACTTATTGGTACAGGTATTAGTGCGATTGGTGCTGGTTTAATTTTGCAAGGTATAGGTAATATCTTATATCCAGTTGAAGATCCTACATTTGAAGATAATCCACAAATATCATTTAACTTTGCTGGAACGCAAAACACAGCAAGGGCTGGTACTCCAGTTCCTATTGTTTATGGTGAAATATTTACAGGTTCAGTTGTTATAAGTGGTGATATAGATACAGAAGCGGTACAAGCATGATTGAAAATAATAAACATATAGCTGGATCTGGTGGTGGTGGCGGTAAAGGTGGAGGCCAAGATCCACCAACCATTACACCTGATAACTTACATAGTAAACAGTTTGCGACTTTACTTGATCTTATTTCTGAAGGTGAAATAGAAGGGTTTTCAAGTCCTTCTAAAGAAGGTAGAACTAAAGGTACTACTGCATACAAAAATGCTGCAAAAAAAGATATTTTTTTAGATGACACACCAATTTTATCTTCTACAGCCGATTCAACCGATCCACAAAATGTTGATTTCAATCATCAGAATGTAGATCTTGATATTCGTTTCGGTACAGATCCTCAAACTAAAATGTCTAAAGTTTCGGGAAGTGCCTCTCTTTTTAATGTGGGAGTAAAAGTTGAAAATGGTAGTCCGATAACAAGACAACTTACTAATAATTCTAATTTAGATGCTGTAAAAATTACTGTTACTGTTCCTATCTTGCAAGTTATTGAAGATGATGGAGATGTTGTAGGTTCTTCAGTTACTTTTGATATTCAACTTCAATACAATGGAGGTGGTTTTACTACAGTTCATTCTGACACTATTAGGGGTAGGACAGCAGATGCTTATAACAGAGAATATAGGATTGAACTTACTGGTGCTCATCCTGTAGATGTTCGTCTTGTAAAAACATCAGAAAATAGTACAGATAGAATACAAAGAGACTTAATTTGGCAATCTTATTCAGAACTAGAGGATGATTCAAGCACATATCCAAACAGTGCTTTTACAAGATTACGTTTAGATTCAGAGTTCTTCAGTAGGATTCCAAGAAGAACTTTTAGAGTAAGAGGAGTAAAAGTAAGAATCCCAGGTGCAGGAGCTAACTCATCTGGCACTCCAACTGTAGATTTACAAACAGGAAGAATAGAATATCCTACTGGTTACATTTTTAATGGTGTAATGGGTGCTGCTCAATGGACAACGTGCCCTGCAATGATACTTTTAGATTTACTTACCAATACAAGATATGGACTAGGTAATCATATTATTGATAGTAATTTAGATTTATTTTCATTTGTAACTGCCAGTAAGTTTTCTAATACTCTTGTTGATGATGGATTTGGTGGACAAGAAGCTAGATTTGCTTGCAATATAAACATTCAGACAAGTGTAGAAGCATTTACTGTTATAAATACTTTGTCAGGAATAATGAGATGTATGCCCATTTGGTCTGAAGGTGCATTACTGCTCACTCAAGATAGTCCAAAAGATCCTAGCTATTTATTTACTTTAGCCAATGTTGGGCCAGAAGGTTTTAGTTATACGGGAAGCAGTCTTAAAACTAGGAGCACTGTTGTAGCTGTTTCATACTTCAATATGGAAACTAGAGATTTAGATTATGAAGAGGTAGAAGCAGAAGCAGCCTATAGAAGTAAATATGGACTTCATGTTAAAAGAGTAAAAGCATTAGGTTGCACAAGTAGGGGTCAGGCTAGAAGATTTGCAAAAGCAATTTTATTTGCAGAGCAAAGAGAAACTGAAGTGGTAAGTTTTTCTGTTTCAATGGAATCAGGAATAGTTGTCAGACCTGGAACGATTATTAATATTGCCGATCCAGCAAGGTCAGGTGTAAGAAGGGGAGGAAGAATTGCTAGTGCTACAACAACTGAAATAACTGTAGATGATTCAAGTGCAACTGATTTATCTGCTGAGAATAATCCTAAATTGAGTGTAATAATGCCAAACGGAACAGTTGAAACTAAAAATGTAACTGGAATATCAGGAAAAGTAATAACTTTAGAAAGTGCCTTAACCCAAGTACCTAATTCTAATAGTGTTTGGATGTTACAGAATGATACTGTTTCTGCTCAACCATTCAGAGTAATGTCTGTTGAAGAAGTAGATAATGTTAATTACGGAATATCTGCTTTAGCTTACGTAGATGAAAAATATGCCTTTATAGAAGATGGAGAGGCAATAACACCACAACAAATATCAATTTTAAATCTTCTCAAGCCCCCTCCTACTGGATTATCAGCAGATGAAGTGATTGTTTTAATTAATAATCAGCCTGTATCTAAATTAATTATTAGATGGCAGCCTGTAGCTGGTGTTTCTAATTACATGGTAAACTATAGATTTAATGATAATAATATTGTTTCTGCTACAAGCAGCAGTCCTGATTTTGAAATATTTAACACAAAAGTAGGATCTTACGAAGTATCTGTTCGTAGTTTAAATGCTGCATTAGAACCTAGTGCTACTGCATCTACATCGACTTTTACAACTATCGGTAAAACTGCTGTTCCTGCTGATGTTACTGGACTTACAGGTGAACCAATAAATGATAAGCAGATGAGATTACGTTGGAATTTAGCAACAGATTTAGACGTTACTCATGGTGGTCGTGTTTATGTAAGACACTCTTCCAAAACTGATGGATCGGGAACTTTTTCAAATGCTACAGATTTAGTAAAAGCACTAGCTGGTAATACAACAAGTGCTGATGTTCCATTACTTGAAGGAGAATATATTCTTAAATTTCAAGATGATGGCGGTAGGTTCAGTGACGGTGAAGCGAGTGTAATTATTGATTTACCAGATACCTTAGATGCAAAACTTATTCAGACAAGAAGAGAAGATTTAGATGTTCCAAAGTTTCAAGGAACAAAAACCAATGTTGCTTTTGACGCTACGACAAATTCTCTTAACTTAACTGGTGTAGGTCAGTTTGATAGTATTACTGATTTTGATTTAGTTTCATCTATTGATGATGTAGGAGGTATTGCACCATTAGGTACTTATGAGTTTGGTGGAACGGCTGGAGGTACTACTTTAGATTTGGGAGATGTATTTAGTCTTGATCTCAAGCGTCATTTCTTAACAGAAGCATTTTTCCCATCTGATCTATTTGATTCGATACCAGATTTAGATGCAAGAGGAGACTTTGAAGGTTTAACTGCGACAGAAGTAAACGCAGAGATGTTAGTACGAGTTACACAAGATAATCCTAATACTGGATCTCCTACTTACTCTAGTTTTCAAACCTTCACAAATGGAACTTACAAAGGAAGAGGTTTTCAATTTAAGGTGAATTTAACAAGTGATGATCCAGCACAAGATATTAGAGTATTTCAGTTAGGTTATACAGCTTCTATGCAAAGAAGAACTGAGCAAAGTCCTTCAACTTTAAGAAGCGTTGATTCAAATAATAATCCTGTTGCAAAAGCAGTTACGTTCCAGCATCCTTTCTTTGTTGGTACTGCTGATACTGAAGGTGGAGCAAATAGTATATTGCCTTCAGTTGGTATTACTGCACAGAATATGGAATCTGGAGACTTTTTTGAAATATCAAGTGTTTCTGGAACGGGATTTACTGTTCATTTTAAGAACTCTTCAAATGCTTCAGTTGATAGAAATTTTACCTATCAAGCTGTCGGATTTGGTAAAGCAAGTTAGAATAGGTTCAATGTTACTTTTTTAAATGGCTAGACCAGGCTCTACTACCAGCGAAACGGGTAATAATTATCAGTCAGCCAATGGAACGGGTGCTGCGGTTCGTGCAAAATTAAATGAAATATTTCAAGCATTAAGAACAATAAGTTCTGGAAGTAGCGATCCATCAGGAGCAGCAAATATAGCACAGTTTCAGCCTCACATAAACACATCTACTAATGAATTAAAAATAGCAACAGCAG